ACTATGTTGAAATTGATAAAAATTTTTATCGCCCTAGAGAGGTAGATTATTTATGTGGTAGCTATACGAAAGCCAATGAAGCGTTTGGGTGGAAGCCCGAAACAAATATTTTATCACTTGTAGAAATTATGGTGGACTATGACTTGGAAGAAGCGAGATTACGGCGATCCGCACTACAAGAAATTTAGAACGGAAGTCCTAAAACGAGATAAATTTACTTGTCAGATGTGTGGGTCTAAGAAAAAATACGATCTTCAGGTCCACCACTTATTAACTTGGGCCGATAATCCAACTTTAAGGTACGAAAGAGGCAACGGAATTACTCTTTGCAAGGGTTGTCATAAACAAATTACGGGGTTTGAGAACTCCTATGCCTCTTATTTAAATGAAATAGTGAATAGAAATGAACGAAGAAGCTAAATTTACCATTATACAAGACACTCGTGAGCAAACTCCTTGGATGTTTGACTATGAAAAGGGTATTGCACACGAAATAGGCACTCTTAAAACGGGCGATTACACCCTAAAGGGCTATGAGGACAAGATTTGCATAGAACGAAAGGGATGTATTGAGGAATTTGCTAATAATTTAGGCAGAGACTTCTCAAGATTTAAGCGCGAATTGATTAGAATGGATGATTACGCTCATTCTTTTATCATTTGTGAATTCCCAATGAGGGATCTTGTAGAGTACCCCTTCCACAAGGCAAATAAAAAACTCCAAACACAAGCTAAAATCAATGGCAGATTCCTTATGAAGCAAATTATGGAAATACAACTAGAACATAGTGTTAAAATTATCTTTTGTGGTAATAAATTCTATGCCATACAAACCGCAGTCTCCCTTATGAAGAGAATTTATGAAAAATATAGACCAACAACTTAAAGACGCATGGCTAAATATAGATGTAGATGAGAATTTACTCTTTAACCCTATGGAGTATATCTACTCTACCGTGGGCGAAGATAAAACCAAACTCCCGGAAAAGCTAGCTTGGTTAATGACACGCCCAGAGTATTTCTCATTTGTCTGCAAGTATATATTTAACATTGAAATCTCGCCATCACAATCGCTCATCCTAGCGGACATGTGGAATCGCAAGTTCCCAATGCTTGTTGCCTCCCGTGGTTTTGGTAAATCATTTCTTCTTTCGCTATACTGCATGCTTCGCACGTTCTTCCTACCTGAAAGAAAGATTGTAGTTGTTGGTGCAGCTTTTAGACAGTCTAAGGTCTTATATGACTATTGTGATAATATATGGAGAAATGCGCCTATTCTTAGAGATCTATGTGATCAAAGCAGTGGATGCACAAGAGATGTTGATAGATGTACAGTGAGGATAAATAGAGGTATTGTAACCTTTCTTCCTCTGGGCGATGGTCAAAAAATTCGGGGACAAAGAGCAAATGATATTATTGCTGACGAATTTGCCTCTATTCCAAGAGATATTTTTGAGAATGTTGTTGCAGGTTTCGCTGCTGTTGCAAGTTCGCCTATTGATAAGATTAAATCAAGAGCGAGAGAGCGAAAAGCTAAAGAATTGGGCATAACCTTAGAGGCTGTTGCTGACAATGCAGAGTTTTATCGCTCAAACCAAATTATCTTATCTGGTACGGCATACTACGACTTTAATCATTTTGCAGAGTACTGGAAGAGGTATCATCAAATTGTTCGTAGCAAGGGCGATAAAGTTAAATTATCTGAAGTATTTAAGGGTGAAGTTCCTGACGACTTTAATTGGCAGGATTATGCGGTATATAGGGTTCCAGTTGAATTATTACCTAATGGATATATGGACGAGGGGCAGATTGCACGATCTAAAGCGACCGTACATGCGGGTATTTATCAAATGGAATATGGCGCTTGTTTCTCGACAGATTCAAAGGGATTCTTCAAACGAAGTTTGATTGAATCCTGCGTATGTTCAGAAAGGTCTCCAATAGTATTAGGAAGCGGAGAAGTCTTTTTTGAGGCAGCAACTAGAGGAAATTTGCAAAAAAATTATATTATTGGTGTTGACCCCGCATCTGAGGTGGATAATTTCTCAATTGTTGTACTTGAAGTACATGAAGATCACAGAAGAGTAATTTATTCGTGGACAACTACTAGAGAGCGATATAGAGACGTTCTAAAGGCGAACCTTACGAATGAAGATAATTTTTATGCATTCTGCGCTCGAAAAGTCAGAAATCTTATGAAAGTTTTCCCAACTGTCGAGATCGCTCTTGACCCCATGGGGGGAGGAGTGGCTGTTATGGAAGCTCTACATGACAAAGATAAGTTGCAAGAGAAGGAAGTTCCTATATGGCCCATTATAGATCCTGAGAAGAGCGCAGGCACTGATGATGAAGCTGGATTACATATTATACGTCTATGTAACTTCTCAAGCGCACAGTGGTCAGCAGAGGCCAATCACGGGCTTAGAAAAGATATGGAAGATAAAGTATTATTATTTCCATTTTTTGACTCTGCTACATTGGGCATGTCTCTTGAAGAAGATAAGAGAATGAATCGAAGGCATGACACATTGGAAGATTGTGTACTTGAGATTGAAGAACTAAAGAATGAATTATCCCTGATTGTCATTTCTCAAACTCCAAATGGAAGAGAGAGGTGGGATACACCGGATACAAGATCGGGCAAGAAAAATAAGTTGCGTAAAGACCGATATTCTGCCTTATTAATGGCAAATGACGCCGCTAGAAGAATGAATATCGAACGAGTCACTATAAATTATGACCAAGAGTACTATAACAATGTTGGCTTTGCTCAAAAGTTTGTAGGAGAGCGCGGGGCCGACTATTACAGTGGTCCGCAGTGGTTTGCAGACGCTGCAAAAGATTTATATAACTATTAATAGGTTGTTTGTGTATAATAATATGATTACCAATACTATTAATAGGAGTAACAATACTAATGCAAGACAACGAAATGTACTCGACGTGGACAGGTGATGAGGATAAGGGGCGAGCTTTTGCCGAAGCTAATGAGGCTTATACAGAAAATAGCCCAGTTCAACCGCAAAAGGCTTTGGCTTATACTTATAGAACATATTTAGATATTGAGCCGAACCGATCTGTACGCACAAGCATTACAAGAAATGATTATTACAGATTTCGCCCGGAAGAGAGTATCCCAACTCGCCAAAAACGCATTATGAAAATGTGTATGGATGCTTATGATAGAGTCGGTATCATTAGAAATGTTATCGACCTAATGGGAGATTTTGCAAGTCAAGGAATTACTATAGTTCACCCAAACAAGGCTATTGAAAGATTCTATAAGGCTTGGTTTAAACAAATTAATGGAATTGAACGCTCTGAAAGGTTCTTAAATTACTTATACAGAACTGGCAATGTTATTGTAAAGAGAAAAACCGCCAAGATCAACGCTAAAAAAGAAGAGGAAATGCGTAGAGCTGTAGCAGCAGATATGGATATTGTCGATCCCAAGTATATCAGAAGAGAAATTCCTTGGAGCTATGACTTTCTTAATCCACTAACAATTGACGTACTTAATTATTACAACGGCATGTTTATCGGAGATCCCATTTACGTTCTTAATTTAAGTAGAACAACTTATGATTCTTTTACTGCTAGTAATGTGACTTCTAAAAATTCTTTTTCAAGACTTCCCGCTGATATTCAAGCTATGGTCAAGAATGGCAAGAGACAAATACCTCTTGACAAAGATAAAATAGAAGTATTTAGCTATAAAAAAGACGATTGGTTGATTTGGGCAAATCCAATGATCTATGCTATCTTAGATGATCTTATTATGCTTGAGAAGATGAAACTTGCTGACTTAGCTGCGCTTGATGGTGCAATTTCACAGATTCGTTTGTGGAGAGTAGGATCTCTTGATCATAAAATTATTCCACGTAGAGATGTTATTAATAAACTGCGCGATATTTTAGCGTCAAATACTGGTGGTGGTACAATGGACCTTGTTTGGGGTCCAGAACTTGACTTTAAAGAGAGTCAATCGCAAGTCTATAAGTTTTTAGGTAGCGAAAAGTATCAACCAGTTTTAACTTCTATCTATGCTGGTCTTGGGATTCCTCCAACATTAACTGGAGCCGGTGGAAGTTCCGGTGGATATTCTAATAATTATGTATCTCTTAAAACTCTTGTTGAAAGACTAGAGTATGGTCGTCAAATTCTTACTCAATTCTGGCAAAAAGAAATAGAGATTGTACAAAAGGCTATGGGTTTTAGACTTCCGGCTCAAGTCAGGTTTGACACTATTATTCTTTCGGACGAGAGTGCTG